CAGAAACATTCACATTCGTATTATTATTTGTGTTTACATTGTTGCTTGTTGAGCTAGAGGTATTTGTAACATTTTGATTTACGGTTGAATTTACATTTGAGGTCGAAGTCGAAGTATTGACATTGGTGTTGTTGTTTGTGTTTACATTATTAGACGAAGAGCTAATGGTGTTATTGTTCGTGTTGATGTTTGTATTGTTGTTGGTGTTTGTGTTTGTGTTGTTATTGGTGTTAGTGTTTATGTTTGTGTTGTTGTTGGTGTTAGTGTTTGTGGTAACTGTGGTGTTAATGGTTGTTAACCCATTGTCTTCACAGTATTGCGTACCTGCTGTGCAATCACCAACTGGGTCAGCTTGCACATTTGACGACAAAAAACCGAGCGTTAAAAACGCTACACCAATTAAAAAGAACTGATTTTTTTGCCCGTAAATCATTTTTAAAATATAGCATAAAAAATTTTTTTACCTAAGAAGAATGCATTACTAATTTAATTTATTTTTCTTATTTTTTAAATTTAGATGTAACTTTTTTCCAAAGTTCAGGCTTAAATCTTTTTACAGACCAACCCATCACTACTGCTACTACTGTTAATGGTATTAATACTTCCATATTAAGCTCCTTTAAAATATGCTGGCAATCCAATCATCGGTCTACCGTCATACTTGTTACTTTCGGCATCTTTGCCACTAGCATCATTATAATGTAAAAACACTTGTCCACAATCTTTACCTTCAAAAGGTTCACGCCAGTGTTCTAATTCACAACCACGATACATCAGCATATCGCCTGGTTTTAAATTTACTTCTACGCCTTTTTTACCTTCTTCACCTGATGGTTCTAAAAATATAGGCCAATCATCACCACCTAAGTTCATGGTGGTAGATATCTCGCAAGAGTATCTATCTTTATGTCTTTTTAACTCATCACCTTTTTTATAGATTCTTGCATACGAATAAGTTTCAGTTAGCTTTACGCCTGACTCTTTTTCCATAATAGGTTTAACTTTTTGCAATAAAGTTTCCATAACGATATCTGAGTAATGTGAATAAGTTTCAGGTATTTGTTGATCGTTCCACACGCCAAAGTATTCGGTAAATTGTGAGATGTATCTTTCATCAAACAAATGTCTTGCTACTGCTCTTTTATTTAAAAAGTATTGATAACAAAAATCTGCTAACTCTGTTGATATAGCACCTTTAATTACTTGGTATTTGTTTTTTTTAAAGCTCATCTAAATGGATATCCTAAATTCCAACACACTAAGGAGTGTCGTATTCCTTTGGTTACTGGTTTGACTCTATGCCAAACAAAAGATGGAAAGATAATCACGCTACCTTTCTTTCTAATTTCTTCACATATTCTTGGCTGTGAGCCTTCGTCTGTGTTTCTAAAATCAAACTCTAAATCTCCGCCTTCATATTCATCAGGATGAGTTAAAGATACAGTCATGCTAAGTTTTCTTAACTTACCATGCACATTTTGATTTTCAGGATTATTGTAAGGTTCTTCGCAAGAGTCGCAATGCCAATCGTAAAACTGACCTTTCTTGTATTCAGTAAACTGACAAGACTCTGACCAATCCCATTCGAAATTCCACCCAGCGTTATAATTTGCTTGATGAATGTAAGGTTGTATTTCGTTGTATATCCATCTATCTGACATCCATACAATATCAGACTTTCTTTTCTTTTGAATGTTTTTAAGTTCTAGCTTGGTTAAATTGTCTTTACTAGCACTACCTGTAATGGCGGTTTGTTTGTCTTGCTCTTGACCATAACGAACTATGTCATCACATATTCTTTCAGGTATGGCTGATTGAAAGTACCAGTAATAATATTTTAGATTCATCTTCTCTCTCTTAAGAGATCAGTATAATTTAGATGTGGTTTAAAAGAAAGGTTGGTTAATTTGTCCAATCGCCAGCTTTGACTTGTCTAAAGACTGTTCTTAAATCCCAAACGCTTGAGGCAACAACATAATCAACTGCTGGTTCAGCTACAATAACTATTCCTGAACCACCTGCACCTGATGCTGAATCTCCTGATCCACTATAAGAAGCTCCACCACCGCCTCCACCTGTATTAGCTGTTCCTGCTTGACCTACACCAGAACTCGGAGTATGAGTAGAAGCATTTCCACCAGCTCCGCCACCACCTGCTCCTCCTGCTCCTCCTGCTCTTGGTGCTCCTGCACTTTCATTTTGTCCGCTTCCACCACCACCACCAGCATAAGTTACTGAAGAACCTGAAATAGAATTTGCTATTCCTGCTCCACCATCAGCACCACCGCCATTAGCGATTGGAGCATTTCCTCCTGCTGCACCAGCACCACCACCACCAGCAGTTCCGTAGTTAGTATAAGTTCCAGGATAACCAGTACCATTACCACCAGGATTTCCTTGTCCTGGAGTTCCTGCTCCACCTGCTTCTCCTGGTGTTGCACCACCACCAGAGCCACCCGCTTTTCCTGCGTGTAACGGAAGAGATTCTCCTGGTGTTGCACTATAACCTGTTCCACTACCTCCACCTCCAGTAGAAGTTATAGGAATACTAGAACCAAAAACTGTGTCATTTCCATTGTTTGATTCTGTAAGTTTAGACATTACAGGGTTTCCTGCTCCACCTGCACCAATAGTAACAGGAACAGCTGAAGCAGGTAAAGGATGTGGGTTAATAGCTCTATAGCCACCTGCACCACCACCTGCGTAAGCAGCACCACCACCACCAGCTACTACTAAAAGGTTACAATCAGTAGTTCTTGGTTGAGCAGTAAATGTTCCTGAAGAATTGAATGTAGTAATTTGCTCTGCTTGAGTTCCTGTTGTTGTTGCTTGTGCTGCTCCGATTAATCTAGGCATTAGTTACTCCATGTTCCTGCTTTTACAGAATCGTATACTGAATTCATATCCCACATTCCTGAACCTAAAAATCCTGCAGCTTCTTTAATAATAACGACACCTGAGCCACCTGCTGCACCAGTCCCAGTCCCAGGAGTTGGGACTTCAGAACCACCGCCTCCGCCTCCGCCTCCAGTATTGGCTGTTCCATCTTGTGCATAGCGTAAAAGTGGACCAACATAATTTCCACCATTACCGCCACCGCCATTACCGCCTAACCCCTCATCACCATTAGCATAACCACCGCCGCCGCCTCCACCTGCGTAGAAAATTGGCGAACCTGTAATTGAATTAGCTAAACCTACGCCACCAGGCTGTCCTGATGTTCCGATAGGAGTACCAGGACCACCATCCGCACCTGCTGCTCCTGCACCGCCACCTCCAGCACCAAACTTATTGCCAGGTCCGCCAGCTCCGCCTGGATTTCCTTGACCTGGAGTTCCTGCTCCACCAGTAGATGGAACGCCTAGATAATTAGTACCGCCACCACTTCCACCAGGATTACCAGTTGATGTGTAATCCCGCCCTGCACCACCGCCTCCCCCTATTGATGAAGCAGGACCTGAATTTGCTTGACCAGGGACTGCGGTTGAACCGATAGATGAATTTGCACCATTAGAAGCTACTGAAGGTAAACTAGTACCTCCAGCTCCTCCTGCACCAACAGTGATTGGAAATGAGCTTGAAGGCATATAGTAATCAGTAAAATATCTAAACCCACCTGCTCCGCCTCCGCAACCATAGAAGCCATGTCCACCACCACCACCAGCAGCTACAATTAACGCATCAACTTTTTCTGTATATGGAGCTACTGTGTGAGTACCACTAGAATTAAAGGTGGTTATAACTTCAGGTTCAACGACTGCTGGATTATCGACACCAATTATTCCGCCATTAGAATTAGCCATGGTTAGACCTCATTCCATTGCAGATTAGTAGCATCCCATTCGTAATTGGTTGTAACTATTGGATCACCAGTATAGGTTGCTCCTAGCCATTTTTGATTATCTTCATCCCAAGAAATTAGGACTAGTTCTGAATCTATTTCTGTAATTGTTGGATAAGTAACTGGTGCTACCCAGTCATCATTAGAATCTAATGACCAAGATGGATAAGGTTGTGGTGAAATAAATTTATCTTTAGAAGAATCGTAGGAATAGCCAATACCTGCGTATTGTTTTCTAAAATTATTGTTGTATGAAGTTTGTTTCCAAGCTGTACCATCTTCTGAATGTGGAACGATAGATGCTACAAATGTTTCTGCCTCAGAGGATAATTCTCCTCCATTAGCTTCTACATCATCGTTGGATATTACTACTACTCGTAATACTTCGTTGCTGTTATTAAGTTCTGCAAAGTGAGCCATATTTGTACTCCTTAAGCATCATCTAAGATTTCACCTGAAATAACATACTGCAAGTCTGAATCGGCTGAAGCAGTTAATC